ACATAATTCTCAATAAAGTAAATTGGGTTTTCTGCGCACTTAACATATTCGCGCACTTGTTCTTCAGTCAGTTGAAGAACCATGTTGATTCGTTTTAACTTGGGATTCCCAAGATAATGTTTCAATTTATTCGGCAGATTCATTCTTTAACTTTTTTAAAAGATCTGCAGTTGAACCAACGAACACTGCTTTGTCAACAGTTATATTGGTTGGTGCTGCTGGGTCTTTAGGTTTTAATTCTTGTTGCTGTTTCTGAAGGATCATCAATTTCTCTGTGACATCAGAGAGATTCTTGATCATGTTTGCTGCTACTTCATATGCTCTTGGGTGCTGCGATTCTTTCGCCACTTCAAGAATGCCTTCCAAAGCCTCATTACCCTTTTCGATAAGGTTGTAATAATTAGCACGAGAATAGTCAGCGTCAGGATTATCAGCTGATCTGTCTGGCTCATGAATAGTAACACTTTTATTTTCCTCTCTTACCACAGGAACATAATCAGTGTTTAAAATTTCTGCTAGATTTTTATCTGTTTCGCTCATGTAATATTCGGATAATATTCAATTGTTTCGTCAAATCCAAATGCTGTATTAATATTTGCACTGCTTGGATCAGGCGAAACACTTAAATTCATAATTTGGTTGTCGCTAACGTCGAATGACGAGATACGATATGATGTATTTGAGACAGCTCCACGCATATATGAATTGACTGCAAATACACCGCTGACATCTGTCACAACGATTTGATTGGAAGTATTGTTCCAGTTTTTTACGAATGCTGTGGCATTTGCGCTAATTTCGCTTCTGCCATCATAGACTAACTCGCCATTTTTATAATCACCACTTCCATTGCTCAAGAATATTTTTCTCTCATTTGTACCATAATAAGAACTGTCAAATGTATTAGCAGTTGATTCGCGGATAATTTTAGCATTTGATGTGATTGGACCATACATCCACGCTTTCATTGTAAATGTTAATGTCCAAACGAGTGTTCTTAATTCTTCAGACGGTCCAGTAGAATTAACATCATAGTTAATAGACTCTAGAATAATTGGCACATCTGTTTTAAGTGTTGGCAAACCAACAAGATCCATCTTTACTGTGTAGTCTGGTTTAAAGTATGGTAAAATTTGTTCAATGATTTGAGTTCCATCTTCTGTATTTCGCACATATATGTACAACGTAAATGTAAAATTATATGGTGTGATTTGTACTGTGCGAATTGTATTACCATCGTCGCCAGGAGCAAACTGCAAATTGTATGGACTTTGTTTTCGAATTGGGTCATAGTCAATTGATGTCAAATCAAAAGACATTCTAGGTAGATTGAGTTGTGTTTCTTTTGCAAGGGTAGGGTCTTGTGCTAGACGAGCATAAAATTTTTCTTTAGAAGCATAAGAAAGCGGAACGACGATTCTTTCAATCTCCACTGTTCCAGCTTTATTATATTTTCTCAACTGTATGTTATTGAATAGAGTTCCGAACCCAACAACAAGTTTGCGAATAATTCTGTGATAGAAGTGTATGTTTGATAGCATTAGACTTCACCGAATGGATTTGTCTCAGAGAAGTCAAGAATATTATCTGCTTCTGTTTCAATGCGAACATTGTCATCATATGTGTTGCTAGAATCTTCTTGAATGTCACCACTAGTGACCGTCCACTGCGCTCCAGAACTTGCACCTTTTGCAATTGTGCCAGCAGCAAACTCACCTTTAATATTTCTAATTTTAAGCAATCGTGTAGGTTTGTCCCAAGAGACAACATATCCTCTTGCTGTTGCTGCGGCAACAGATGCACCTTGATAGACAACTTCATTTAAATCAAATGTTCCGCTGCCACCTGCAGTCATTGTAAACTCAATATTGTATGCATTGTTATCTGCAATGATATCAATTTCTGCAAATCCTGTGTCAAAGTATTCGCCACTATACTTAAATGTCTCAATGTTTAGTCCAAACATATATGGCGCAATTTTACCTGCTTGGAAGAAATTCTTTTCTTCTTCAACACGTCTAATTTCTAGAAGTTTATTTTGAACTGGAAGAAAAATTAAATCTCCTTCCTTTGGAGTGTTGCGTAGTGCCGTTGGAATATATCTTTCAAATGTTCTTCGCGCAACTGCAATGCGTGCTGACTTTTGAATCTCAAGACCAAACTTTGAGAAAAACTCTTGATTGCCTTCGAAGTCTTGAAATGACTCAAGGTACATTTCCATTTTATATGCACTAGTGTATGACTTAACTGGATCATCACCAAATAATTCATCAAAAGATGATCTAGAATCTCTTGGAAGATAAAACACATCGATGCCATGATTTCGAATTGATTCGATAACCATATCCTCAATGAGGATTTGTTCACGAGATGCGTTTTGATTATTGAAATAGACTGAAGTGCCCATTTATCACCCCACTAACATTTGTGGTGGCAATTCGTATTCTTCTCTAAGTTTTGTGTGCAATAATTCAACTTCAGCGACAGCATCATTATAGATCTTCTCACCATTGACGACCAAACCACCTGGAAGAGTATAGTTTGTATACTTTGATAAATTATTACCCCACTGCATCTTAAACAATGCAGTTGTGTATGTTTTTAGGAATGAGTCATTGAAAACTTTTGAGTAAGTATCTGGATCGACAATTCTTGATGCTTGGAAAACAATATAGTCTCCTGCACTTACGCGACCTGTCCAATCCATAAAGATCTTAACCTGATTTACTTTCTTATTGTAAGAGAATGGCACTTCACCAGTTACAATGAGGTCAAGCATCGAAAGATGTTCACGAGCAATCACATAGTAAGTGTATGAACTTGACAATAGATTATAGAAATCATTTAAGCGAATTTGATAGTTAATATCAAAAATGTTGAATCCTTGTGAGTTTGTTGAACTTAAAGATCCTGCACTCACAGGAAGGACTCGAGTGATTCCGTTAATGTTATCTGAGAGAGTGACGTAGGTGTTTGAGATATCGCCTGCAGTCACTTGATGTGCAAGATAAATTTCTTCTGTGCCATCATAGTGATAGTCTTTGAACTTTTGCAATGCATCATCGATTCGATCTTCAAGCTGATCATCATCGACGTTAATGTCGATAACTGGAAAACCAAGTTTTCGAAGGCAATAATCTTTAAGTTCGGATCGAGATGCTGGTGATGCCATTTAGTTAAATCTCCTGGACGTCTTATTATTTAGTTATGTCCAATGCTTGCCTTCAAACCATGCTACAAGACTATATCGAGTCCCTTTTGTCACTGGTGTTACTTGATGACGAAACATCGAAGGCATGTATAAAATTGTTCCTTGCGCTCTTACATCTTCTACTGGTGGTTTCGCGCAACCTTCTACAATTTCGAAATTCCCACCTTCATACGTGTTTGGATCGCTCAATTGTACAACAGCCGACATCTTTCTATGATAAACAGGATCTGCTGTCCAAAACACATCGTGGTGTTCCTTATATTCACCTTTATAGGTGTCTTTATACTCAGTAAATTGTACGAAATTCAATCTAGTAATGTTAAAGTGGAAGAAATCATCATTTGCCAGCAGTCCTGTTTTCCACAAAAAATCAAAGATGTAATCATAACGCCCATTATGCTCGCCTTTATTGATGAATCTCACAATACTTCTTCGATAAGATTCATCAACGCCAATTTGTGACTCTGTGCCTTGACCGATTGCACCTTTTTGTTCTTGGATTTGAAGAGCATCATTGATTAAATTTTGACAAAATTGTGGACTTAGATATGATTTAAAATAACACCACTCACCCTTCATAAAAACCTCACTTGTTAGTTACAACTGCCTGTTTCATTAACAGACTTCTTAGATAATTAATTTGCTCTTTCTGTTTTTTCAAAGACTCAATTAATAGAGGAATAACTCTCTCGTATTTAACAGTCAGATATCGCTCACCTGAGACACTATTATCGTTTTCATCTGCGTCAAATGGAGCAATATGAATTGCTTCTGGCAAGACTTTTTCTAAATCTTGAGCAATTAATCCAACTTTTCTCTCAGTACTATTATATCCGTATTTGCGCGCAAGATCATTCTCATGATAATATACGCCACTTAATTGTTTAATTTTGTTTAGAGGATCTTCCACTAATCCAATAATTTCTTTAAGTCGAGCATCTGAATAATTTTGCGTATAGGTGCTCATCATTCGAATTTGACCTTGAACACCAGATGGTGAGATTTGAACACCACCATTAAATGTAAGATGAAATCTGCCACCAACTCTATTAACACTACCTTGCCCAATGCCTTGTCTTCCTAGAGGACCTGAGTTTCCTGGTGGTCCAGGGGGTCCAGGGGGTCCAGGGGATCCAGTTGGACCTGTTGCACCTGTAGGTGATGGTCCTGGGAATCCTGCGATTGCAGGTGGTCCTTGAAATCCCGCTGGACCTTGTGGACCTGGTGGACCATTGGGACCAGGTGAACCTGGTGGACCAGTGGGTCCAGGATTTCCTGTAGCACCAGTTGGTCCTGTTGCACCTACTCCACCTTGTGGACCTTGGTTTCCTCTTGCACCTTGTGGTCCAGGTGCACCTGTTGGACCTGTGGTTCCTCCACCACCTTGATTTCCTTGGAACCCTGCAGGACCTTGATTGCCTGTGTTTCCTTGAGGACCAGGATTATTTTGATTTCCTTGGAATCCTGTAGGTCCAACATTTCCCGCTGATCCTTGTGGACCCTGATTTCCTTGTGGACC